ATTTGGACTATCAGCAATTACAGATATGACAGTTTTAAGTACAATAGGAGCAACTACCCACCCATTATTAGAAAAAGTTTTAGGCGATGGGATTAGTGGGGGTGGTATTATATTCCCTCTATATGAGAATGGTCAATTAGAAAATGTTGCAATTAGGCGGTTAGATAACTCCAATCAAATGAAATACACATTAGCAATTCCCGATATATCGATATGGGGAATTAACGATATCAAAGAAAATTCGGAAATATGGCTTTCAGAAGGACTGATAGATAGAATAGCTATGTTAGAAAATGGGTTTGATAATGTTATATCAGCATCTACTCCTGGATTATCAATTATTCACTTATTGAAAATATTAGATAAAAAACCAAGTATAGTCAATATATGGTCAGATAAAGATCAAACAGGTTTAAAACACGCTGCTATTATACAAAAGTTTTTTAGTATAAATAATGTAGCTTGTGAGGTTTATATAAGTGAAGAATCAAAAGATGCGGATGATCATTTTAATCGAGATGGATTAACTATCGATGATATATACCCTATTAAAGTAACACATGAAAGAATAAACAGTTTCCCAAAAAATATAAATGGAAATTTCTTAGAATATCTTAAAGGTCGGGAATTTTAACTTTAGTTTTTATTTTGTAAGTAAATAAAATAAGTTTGATCTTCGTAAGTATGCTCTCGTTCTTCATGATCATATCCAGCTAAATCAGGCCCTCTACCATTGTCACTTTTTAGTGACTTTATTAATTTATCTTCATCTACAAATCTAGATAATTTCTCCCCTATCTCTTCTTGACCATAAAATTGCGAGATATACCCTACAGGATCATTTTCTATATCTTCTTTCTGATTTGCCTCAAGTTCCTCAGCTTTTTCCTCAATAGCTTCATCGGAAATTTCCCAATACTCATCGTTATCCTCATCTTCCATTTCATCCACCAAGGTATCCAATTCATCATATTCTAATTCTAAATCTAATATTTTATCTTCTAAATCAGAGATTAATGATTCATACCGCTTTATATTAATACTAGACCTTTCTTCTAATTTAAGTTTAATAACTTCTAATCTATTAAACTTCCTTTGGTAGTCAGGATCTTCATTATCCAAATCATCTAATTGTAAAATATCGATTTTCCCCAATTTATCACCAACAAAATCTTCATATTTCTGTAACCTCTCCTCGGATTTTAATAATAAGTCTCTAGTATTAGTTAATTTTTGAGTAACATCATCTTTTTCCTCAATTTTACTATTTAATTCTTCTTTATTATGATCGCTCATGGTTTTTTCTAAATCATAATTATCAGGATCTTCTGCTATCAGTTCAGTGAAATAATACGAATCATCCCCCATCTCTCTTGCTACCCACGCACCATCTATGAAATTAGATAAATATTCTGGACTAACATAGTTTGTATAATTACCATCATAAAATCTATTGTCATTAGATTCATCAAATGAAGATTCTGCCATATCCTCATCCCCGATCGACCACACAGCAGTGTGATTATCACCCTTTACTACCATATCAAGTGAATATACTTTATATTGCATAAGATCGTAGTGACTATCCTCTTTCGGTATTAAATATTCTTTATATAGATCTTCTTTTCCTATTTCATCATCGTCTAATTCAATTTCCTCTTCTTCTACTAAATAATCAAATAATATTTTAGCATACTTAACAGCATCATCATCATATTCATACATTTCAGCAGAACCTTCAAATATTTCAGCTCTAGCTCTTTTAATTTCAGCAGAATATTGACTATATGACTTTTTCTTGAGTTGCCCCTCCTTATAAATTTTATAAACTAAACCGTATTTCTTTTTAAGTAAATCCATTGATGTACTATCATCAGACTCGAAAGTATGTTTTACACCTTTATTATCCATAAGATCAATATTAGACACACCATCACTATCTGCCCATATCTTTAATACAATTGCAAAATTGGGATCATCTAAAGGATAGTTAAAATCAAATATAGTATATACATTATATCTAACTATATTTAAGTTATTATAAGGTTCATAAGAAGATTCCCACCCCTCAGATTTAATAATATCATACCCATCACTACTTACATTAAATATAAGTACATCATCAATAGCTATTCCATATTCTACTTTTTTAACATCATTAGGACTATTCTCTGATGCTTTAAGCATTTTAATTTTATATTCAAATGGATCTGTTGATATATCAGTGTATTTAAGTATATCTTTTATTTTATTAGGAATTTTCTTATCTAAAGTTTTATTATATTTATCGTGTATGTTTGTTATTTGACCAATACCATTGGATGTAAAACCAATTAAGAATAATGAATCACTTCGATCCAATGAAAAATCCCACAGAAAAAATTGTTTCTTAGAGCCTTGTGTGTATGTTTTCCAATGTGATTTATCATATGATATACACCAATCAGGTGAACCCATCTCATTAGATGTTTTATAATCATATATTTCAGCCATTATGATGCCATTATCAGCATCTTCGAATAATATCTTAGTATTCTTACTCTTTAAATCAAGTGAGACTTTTTCGAAATTTATATCTTCTGAATTTGATTCAATGAAACTCCCCATATAATTAAGAAGAGATTCTTTGGTTTTATGAACAGATAATTTTCTCCCGAAACTAAGAGCTAACCCTAATCTATGTATAGCCAAAGCTCTGTTAAAGAAAAGAGGACTTTCCTCATTAACATCATGGAAATTAGTGAAGTATTGTTTAAGATCAGCTTTCACTAAGTTTTTTTGTGTTCTTGGTAGTAAATTATATATCACTTTAACTCTATGGTGATTATCCGAAACAACAATTGCATCTTTTAAATCCTCAAAACGATCATATTCTAATGGGTTCTTCGGGAGATTACCAGCATTTTGTTTTAACCAAGGTAATAAATCAAGAATTTCTCGAATTGATTTATCTTGTTCGAATTTATATTTTGTTAAAAGTCCTAAGTAGTTAAGTCCTTTGAATAATAACTTAACCCTACTTACAATTTCTTTGAATTCAGGATCATTTACACTTATGTTTTTATTTTTCAGAATTGATAATGCTTGATCTTTATTTTCTAAAATTAAAGTACCCACATCGGTTGACCGATTTTCAAGTAATTCAAATTTAAAATTATCTTTTTTCTTTTTAAAATTGGAAAAGGATCTTACAAACATAGTTTATTCTTTTTAATTTATTATATTTATTATATATTAAATGTTATATATAACTAATCTATTTAATAACTTCTTTCTTCATCAATGTTCTTATTATATCTTTGATACTTCCTGTCATTGGATCACCATCTCTATTAAACCCCCTATAAACACCATCAACAATTTCTTCTATATATACATCACCATCTTGGGTTTGCGCCCATTGACCTTCTTCGCTGTACCCATGTTGTGTGTTCATCGCAGTCATTGCAGTTTGTGAATCTACTCTATGTTTATCCATACCATAACTATTTTTAGACCATTCCCAAAATTCTTTAATAGGTTCATACTTACCATTTATTTGACCCATCACTTTACTTAAATCATAACTCTTAGCTGTTTTTACCATTAATTCATAAGCAAATGTGTCACTTTTTTTAACATCAGATAATTGCGGAGAAAAATTAGGTAAAGCTGCATCTTCTATTTCATGTACTTCATAATCTTTATAATCAACATAAAAGGTATAAATATATTTACCACCTTTAATTATACAATACATATACGCACTATTAGTATAAGAATCAAACCAAGATGCATCTTCGTCAACATATAGATTAGTAACACCCTCTCTTGATTTTATTAAATATAACTTATATCCATTAACACTAACAACCAATTCAGTGCCCTCTATCTCAGATTTAGAACTCACATTTTCGAATTTTTTAAGATATTTCATTAATTTCTAAAACTTTTTAATCTTTTCTTATATATTAAAAACCAATTAGTTAAATAACGAAAAAAGTACAAAAAAGCTAAAAACAGCTAAACCTTTGATTTTTATTTAATATAATATAAAACAGCTTATAATAGCATATAAAAAAAATAATTAGCAAAATTATGGATTACACAAACGATTTATTTAACGATGAAGCATTAGACAAAAAATCATCATATGAGGTGAAATTAACAGATAGAGGTCTAGATGGCTTATATCGTGTTGATATGGACAAAGTAAGTCCTAAAAATAAAGACAGAGGTTACAAATCAGTATTACGTTTTTTACCAAACATTTCTAGCGATCCTACTTACGTGAAAGCATTTCTTGGAGATCGTTACAATGAGGACGCAAAAGCGGCATTAGGGCCATCTCACTATGAGAAAGTTACTCATTACCTAAATATTCAAAATGAATCTCACGCAGATTTAAAGGGATATTATGATGACCCAACTAATATGAACCCTGTAACTCAAAAACCTTACACAACAAGCAAATGGGGGCCATTAGCAATTGCTTTTTTCACATTAGATAAGAGTAAAAATGCACTTCTACAACAAAGAGCAAAAATGATTAAATATACTAAAAAATATTTTTCTTATGTTCTTGTTATTGAAGATGAACAACAACCTGAATTAGTTGGTAAAATAATGATTTTATCTTACGGAAAACAGATTAAAGACATTATCGAAATGGAATCAAAGGGAGAAATCTCAGGCATTGAATGTAATGTATTTAAATTACATAGTGGGAAAGATTTTACTCTTTTAGCTAAGAATAAATCATTTAATATCGATGGTAAAGAAATAACTGCCCCTGATTACACAAGGAGTGCATTTAACTCTAATAACACATCTGTTAAATTACCTAAAATAGTGGATGGTGAAGTAACTAAATGGAATCAAATTCCCTTAAATGATGATGGTAAAATTAAAAAAGAACATGCGGATAGAATTAGTGATTTCTTATTAGAGAACAGAGATGCTGAGCTTGAAAGTTTTGCAGGAAAAGCTTGGACAGAAGATCAAGAACGTAAAGTAACTGAGGCAATCGATTACTTAACTGGTAAATCATCTCCAACAAGTGGATCTACATCAAATGATAAAACTGAAGTTGAAGATTTTTCTTTCGATGAAATAGGTGATTCAAAAGATACATCTTCTAATAAACCTAACAAAGTAACAGAACCTGCTACTGATGATGATTTTAAGGATGATGAATTTGATGATTTAGATTTTTAATATCTAACATTAAGTAAATAAAAACACTTTTTCGGGAATATTCTCGAAAAAGTGTTTTTTTAGTTAAACAAAGGGTCTTTTTTTTGCTATATATTTTAAACCAAAGTAGTTATCAATATATGTCAGCATTAAAATTCGAAGATAGAAGAGGAAGAACAGTTACTGTAACAAGTGTGGAAGATAATATAGCTATTTTAAATAATGGCGAAAGAGTATCAGTTGAAAGGCTTAGAGATCCATCATTTTTCAAACCATTAAACGAAACTGTACAGTCAACTACACCAACAATAATACAACAACCAACAAATATGAATGAAAATGTATATAATACCGACCCCAATTTAAGTACTGATGATATCAGACATATGAATTTATCAAAAAATAAATCATTTTCAATTGGTGATAGCGAAAATGAAAACTTATATGGAGTCCAAAGGTCAAGAGCAAACCAATCATCCGATATAAGAATGAGTGGTAGTGTTATAGAATCACATAACCAAAATTTAAAATCCATAGGTAAAGAACCTATGGAAGAACATAGCTCAGCACCTGTTACTCAACGACATATACCAACTAATATGACACAAGAAGAAGAGCTTTTACAAAAGTATGGTGCTGAACCAGCACCAACGGTAAGGTCTGATGTACGCTTAGAAGAACTCGCATATGGTCAGAAAGTAACATCTCCACCAACAAGAGAAGAGGGAAGAGAGAAGAAAGAAGAGAAAATCTCTAATGGGAGTACACAACAAAGTGACCCACATGTACCAAAGCAATTACCTGAGGTGAATCCAATTCATCAAATGTTTGATAAAGCTAAGAAAGTACACCCATTAATTGTTAATTTAAAACTTAATGAAAAAATACCAAATAAAGAGTTTATTAAAATGATGGAAGATAATTTTGAAGATGAGTCTGCAGTTGATTATTTCGCTAAGGATATCTATAAGAAATTAATGGAAGATCCCTCTGTAATTGAAAATCAAGTAAAAATTGCGATTCAGAAATATCTAAAAAGTAGAACTCCTAAGAAGAAATAAATAAAACGGCTTGGGTATGGTTAGATTTTTAACGGATAAAACAAAATGACAGAAGAAGAAAGAGAACTTTGGGAACAAGCACTTGCTATAATAGATGATAATTTAGAAATAGTAGACGGTGATATTATTGGAAACAGATTCGCAACAGCAACAAAGATTGTGGAGTTTGTACAAGAGTAAGTTAATGAATTTATAAAAACAAATAATTGTAGCTAACATATGATAAACGAAAAATATTTAACACAAGCACTCAGAATAAGAAAAGATTTTAAAGAAATTGATTTAGAACTTCTATCCCTTAAAGATAAATTACTAACCGTTAATGATAATATCCAAGTATCTTTAGAAAAGCTAACCGATCTAAAAAGTAGATCAGAAGAATATTCTGATAAGGAGAGTTTCACAAAGGATGTTACCGAATGTCTAACAGAATTTGAAGTTCAAGCAAATGGGGTTAATAAATTCTACCTACCCCTAAATGATAAAATGGATAAATTAAAAGAAGAAGAAGAAGAACTTTTTGCTAAACTAATTAAAGAATATTCACACTTAAAACCCGAAAATATAGTTAACGAAGTTCATGTTTATTTAAATGAAAATGGGGGCGCATAGATTACATATAATGACTCCATAACCACAATCTGTTTAATAAAGCTGTAACAACACCGTTTCCTTTTACAATAGGATTATCGACATTGAACCTATTTGAATTATATTTAAAAAAATCAACCGCAAATTTACCCACAGAACCACTTCTGTTTTGTCCTGCGGTACAATGTATCAGTAGTTGAGTATCACTATTCAATTTAGATTTAACGTTGCTAAGGAAGGATATAACACTCTTTGCTTGTTCCTCGGTCATTATTTTCAAGTCAAAGGATATATCACCACTCTCCTTTAATTTCATCGTATAGTTCCTCTCACTATCATCAAAGTGTAAAATAAGAACATTATCCGATATAACATCTTGGAAATATGATTCAAATTTACCAAAATGGTCATGGCTATCATTTATAGAAATTATAAATGTGTTTTTGAAAGTACTTACATTCTCTTTGTTGATATCATTAGATACCATTAAAGCATTGAAATCATTTTTATTTAAAACTTTTATTAACATTTTATAAAGATAATTATTTTTTAGTTATAAATATACAATATTGTATATTATATAATAAGTTTATTTACACAAACTCACATAAATATTCGCGCCTATATCTATCATTAGATAACACACCTTTTCATCTCTATATTATTACGTGGGTAATAATATATATCAGTAGTAACTTCATTCTCAATATTCGATACACCATCTACTACACTTTTTAGAAAATTATTAATAGGTAGGGTGAATATTATAACTCTATTATAATAACGAAGGGCATCTAAATCTTCCGCTATAAAATCAAACCTTACCTGATCAATTATTATATCACCTGTTTGAGTCGCTATACTCGGTATGTTCCCACCAACACAAAGGGTAGATGATTTCTCTAATTTATGATTAGCATAAAACATAGCTTCTGATAATTTACTCAACCCCATTTGTCGTGATGTTATTATTATTATATTATTATCAGTAGATAATATAATATTTAATATCTCTTCCTGATCTGCCCTTAATTTCTCAAAACCTATTACACAGTTTTCAAACCACTCTATTACTAATGCCCTAAACCGTGATACTTTCCTATTTAATGTGAGTTCTTCGATTAATTTGTCTATATCGTCCATAATTTCTAATTGAAATATAATTGATTTTATATATACTTATATGAAAACATCAAAATTTGTTCAGTTAGACCCGAAAGTTTTAATGGAATATATCTACGAAAATTCCTTTTTAACATCAGAAAATTATATAGTCACTCATGATTTAAGTGAAGGTTTAAGAAGTTTCGCGCCCAAAAATGACGAGGGTAGTAATAATAGGTACTCCAATCAATTAGTATTAATAGACCCTGTTAAAAGTAAATATGGAATCAGAGATAGTGAACAATATAACTTTATACAAGATAGGGAATATACTCAAAATTTACCCATAAAATATGATAGAATTAAATTACATTTCCCTATCGATTTTAATTTCACAGATTATGCGGGGGGGTATTTAAGGGTTTATATTATGGATTATGATAACAATGAGCTAATAAGTCTATCAAGCTATTATTTTGATAAACAAGATCAAGATAGATTTAATAGTGAATTACAATTATCATCACCACCTAACACACTAAATGGTAAGTTATGGGGTAAGTATATTGAAATAGCATACCCAGCACCAAGCACAATTTCATTACAACGAACAAATAATATAGCTAATAATAATAGTATAAATTATAATATATCGGGTGGGATAGGTATTTCTAATACAGCTCCTGTAATGATTGAATTTGGATTCATCACAAAGAAAGAAGAAATCAATAATGTAGTAACATACCTTTTAAGAACTCCTTACCAAACAAGTGTTCCCCAAACTCCCGATTATGAAAATTTATCTATAACAATAGAGGCGAATTCTAATGGCGATTGGTTTGATATTTATGGAACATCTAATGGAACGGGTGCTGAGTTTAGTGAATGGATACAGATTTCACAAAAGAGTGGTAAATCTTATTATGTTGAATATGTAATAACTATGTTCGAAGAAAACATTAAAGGTAAAACATTGACAACAAGCATCACAAGGGATTTCAATGAAAAAATAGAATATAGACCAATTATAAAATATAGTTCCACAACAGCAGCAATTGAGGTTGTGATGAGGGTTATAGATAAAGTAGATAGTTCTATAATAACAAGACGAGCATCATATGGTTTAATGCCCGATGAGATCTCAAAGTATTCGAGAAATTTAGTTAGAATAAATGTCGAGGGCACTAAAACACCAAAGATTTATAACCTAAGAAGTGGTGGATCTATGTTTGATGCATTTGATGGATTGAATAATAGAAAATTCACTGCAGATATATTCGGTGATGATATACAAACAGTTAAAGTTCCATACCCAATATTAGTTAATTCAAATAGTATATTGGCTAAATCAGAATCTGCTGTTGTTGGTGGTAGGAAATGGTATGGGCTTGGTAAATTGAAAATAATAGTTGACCCATTTGATAATATTTTTAAATTCGTGCTGGCTAAAAATATTAGAACTGTTACACGTTCAAGAAACACAGGGTCAAATACAACAAGTGTTGATAATTTAGGTGAAGATTCGAATACCAACCAATCCGCAAGTAGATTAGCAGACACATCAGTTAATACAACAGGTAGTGGAACTTATGATACAGTACATGTAGATTATTTTGATCTATTAAAAGTTGGTACTATAAACTTATATTTTAAAAATCATAACAGAGATATTAAAACTAATTTATATAGAAAAACGGGTGAAATAGATCTTAAAAATGGAACAGTTGTTTTTAAATTAAATAAGAACAAAGTGAGTGATGTTAGACAAATATATGAATCAGGTGTTAATATGTTTTATATCACATCTACAAACGAAGATACACAAGAAACAACAGTTATATATGAGGGTACATTTATAATGAGTGATAGTGTTGATTATGCTGAGGATATGTCAGAATCATTTGAAACATTAAATACGGGTAGTGTAGAAATTATAAGAGATGATAATAGAGAAAAAGCTGTTGTAACTCGTAGACAAGTGGGTAGTTAATCTACCCACTCTATTACTTTTATTTCCGTTAAGGTTTGCTAATTATATGGCTTCATTGTACGGTCTTTCTACGTCATACAGAAATCTTCTTTGAATACCTATTTTTTTCTCGGCTTCCCATGAAGCAGTGGGTGTATTTCTTAACGATCTTATTTCACTAGCTTATTTCCCGTATAAATCCTTTGCTGTTATATTTGACATGATATTAATTATTTATTAATTATTTCCACTGTTATTTTAACTGTCTTTCCCACAAATCTGTTAAATACTTCGTGGTCTAAATTCTCATCCCATGATTGTATTTTAACAAATAATCCATTGTCACTTTGAGTATCTTCGTGCCCTGCGTGAAAGATTTTCGCTTTCCCACCATCTTCTGTATCTATTTCATCAGATTTCATTGTGGATACTATTGTATATTTATTTGGTTTTGCCATAATTATCTTTATTTTATGTATTAGAATACAAAGGTAATAAAAAATATAAGAATAAATACACAAAAGGAACATATTATTTTTAATATATAATAAATGAGAAGGTTAACACAAGAAGGGTTCATAGAGAAGTGTAACGAAGTTCACGATAATAAATATGATTATAGTTTAGTTGAGTATAAGGGAGTTGGTAATAAAATAGAAATAATATGTCATAAACATGGTATATTTACCCAAGGAGCAAAGCAACATAAAGAAGGGCAAGGATGTTCTAAATGTAGTGGGAAATATAAAAAAACCACAAAAGAGTTTATAAAAGAATCAAAAAAAATACATGGAGATAAATATGATTATAGTTTAGTAGAGTATATTAATAATAGAACACTTGTGAAATTAATTGATAGAGAATATGGATATATATTTGAGCAAAGACCAGAGCATCATTTAAATGGTTTCTTTTATAATGGATATACGACGGAATCATTTATATTAAAATCAAAGGAAATACATGGAGATAAATATGATTATAGTTTAGTGGAATATATCAATTCGAAAACTCCTGTTACGATAATTGACAGAGAATATGGGTTTACATTTAATCAAAATCCTCAACATCATTTAAATGGTCATGGTAGTAGTGGTAAGATAACTAAGGATCATTTCATAAAAAAATGTAGTGAAATACATAATAATAGATATGACTATAGTTTAATTAATGAAATATTATCTAACAAAAACAAAGTAAAAATAATATGTAAAGAACATGGAGAATTTAAACAATCTGTTTCTAATCACATGAATCTGAAACAAGATTGTCCGAAATGTGCTGGTAATTTTCCATATACAACAGAATCATTCACCAAAAGATGTGATGAAATCCATAATGGTAAATATGATTATAGTTTAGTAGATTATAAAGGAATTGGTGAAAAAATAAAAATAATATGCAATGATCATGGTATTTTCAAACAATCTGCATCAAAACATTTGAATTCAGAACAGGGTTGTCCTGAGTGTAAAACTATATCAAGAGGAGAAAACAAAATATCTAAAATATTAAATAAAAATAATATTGAATATATTAAAGAACATTCATTTGAAGATTGTAAAAATATAAATAAATTACCTTTTGATTTCTATATACCATCAAAGAATATTATTATAGAATATGATGGAATTCAACATTTTAAGTCTGTTGATTTCTTTGGTGGTGAAAAAGAATTAAAACATAGACAAAAATTAGATAAGATTAAGGATAAGTACTGTGAGAAAAACAATATATACCTTATAAGAATTCCCTATACAGAATATAAAAATGTAGAGAGAATTTTAGAAAAAATAATTTAAATAGCTATCAGGATCAATTCTCAGTCAAGTCAGTTCGTGTTCAATCTACCAAGTGATCTTATACCTCAGTCAATTATTGATAGGTATAGACCTGTTATGGAGAAGAATTTCATACAATATGAAAATGTACTTGATTACCTTAATTCCACAATTAAAGAGGTTGCTTTTCCAGGAATGGCACTTACAATGCCCGAACAAACATTAATGAGAGGGAAGAAAAGAACATTTCGTCCTGTAACTAATATTAACGATATCACAACTACAAGAGAGTTGTCTATTATATTCCGTAGAGTGGATAGTGATTTGAATTATATGATTCTGAGGGATATATTTGATACCTCGTATTTAGACGTTTTAAATGTGTTCACAAGCCCATTTCAGGTAATATCATTGGATATACACAGGGATGCTATCTATCAAATAAACTATACTGAGATAATACTAAGTAATATATCTGAGATAATATTCTCATATAGTCAACAAACATTTAATGAACAAACATTCACTCTAAATTTTAATTATAATTTCTATGAAATTGAATTTTTATTGAATAATGAGAAAGTATTGGAACTAGAACCCGATGAATTACCCTCTATACAAAATAGAAATTGGAAGATCGGTGATATCAATAAATTGAATCCACCAAAGGATTAAATTATATAAGGTTATATCAAAGATAACTCTTTTAATTGTCTTTGGTATATGGGCAAATCCCAAAAATTATAAACACCATCTATTGCCTCAACATCATAATGCTTTCCATTATAATATATCCACACATGTCCTTTTAAAATAAAAGTGTTTAGTTTTTCTAAATCAAATGGTGGTAATCCAAATTTTCCCAAGGTCGTTAAATTCCAATAATCACCTTTATATAAATATTTACTAATTGGATCATTACTCCAAAAAACACCATCATCAATTTCATACACTAAATCGGATTTAAATGGTAGATTGGATAACAATGTATCATGTATAGTTTTGTAATTATTCTTACCTACAACATTTTTAATCACATCATATGATATTTCATCACAATATCCTTTATTAATGCTATCTAAGCTACAAGAATAATTCTTTGATAGTTTCAAGTACGCACCTTTGATTTGCATTTCATAATTTTCGAATAATTTAAGATATTTCATAATATACACACCAATTTATTTATGGTATATATTAATTAAATCAATGATTGAATCCACCAAAGGATTAATACAATTCCTTTATAGTATCTCTAACTTTCTTATGATGTGACGAAGATTTCTTGAAAGAAACTGACATATTAGGCAACACACCAAATTTCCCCTCATCATTTAAAATACCATTCGCGGTTTCTAAGGCATCTTGTAGAAAGACTACCCTTTCCGCTAATCTATATTCTACGGAATTTCTATTTATTTTATCGCTCATATACTATCTTTTAATCTGATTATCTTAACAACATCGTGGTCAGTCTCAGGTATTCTATTCTTAGCAAAGGCAAACCCATCATTTGTTCGAGTAGTATGGTTCGTGTCATTATACTCATTTACATCATTACCTAAATCATCAACGATAAATTGAACAACATGATCTAAATAAGTATAATTCCCCCATGGTGTTTTACATATGTATTTAAGTATTGTACCTTGTGAGGTAATTAATAAATCACCTTTTTCACAAGTGCTCAGATCTATCACCACATCTTATAATGTTATTTTTTCAGTTGTTTGACCTGTTGCAAATAAACATCGCAAGTCTAAGAAAAATGCTTTGAAAAAAAATATATACTCTTCTTTTCCTGATTGACCATTTTTTAAGGCTTCTGTTATATTATTTTGAAAATACTCTAAGTTTTCGAACATAGTTATTTATTTATAAATTTAATTGAATACAAATATACAACATTTTTTACCATTTTTCAAATTTATTTTGTAAATTCGAATAAATAAATCTACCTAAGTCGGTTAATTCATTATCCCAACCTAATTTAACCATCCCAACACTCTCTAATGATTTTAAATAATCATCATCAGGTGCTGCTTCACTTTCATCACCCGTACCAAAAGATTTTAATACATTATACATTACTCTATCCTCCATTTCAATATTTATTTTATCACTTCATCTATTAAGACTTCATCTATTATCATTTCTCTATATTCAGCCAATGGCATAAATCGATCATATCTATAAAAAACATCAATATTATTAACTTTCATACCCACATCATCGACTTCGGTTATTATATATGACTCCCCGAATTTTATATTAGATTGACCACTATCATCGACACAAACTATCACATCATCGACACTTTCATTCAATCTAATTCGCTTATTGTTATAATTATATTCATAACCATCTCGCATTTTATAATTTTTACTGTATTTCAAATATCTACCCATAACTATATACCTAATTTTTCTTTTATATACCAATAATCCTTAACATCTTTATGTCTATAATAACTAAGCTTAATTTGTAGGGTTTTTATTGGATCTTTAAATCGAATCCCATCAACTAAATATTCATCTCCCTCACTCTCATCAGTTAGTTGAAATATATCCAATGCACCGAAATCAGGATCTCTTACCTTATATCTAATTAAATTACCATCATAATCTGTTGAATCATTGATGATATTCTCTTTATTAATCATATTATTTTTTATTGCTTTAGTAACATCATAGAACACATCTATATCATCACTCTTCCTATCTAAGAATCCACACGCTTTTAATAAAACACTACCACCGATAATCATACCCTTTTCTGATAATTTCCTACAATCTTCTATGGTTTTTTTATCTAACCTATTTACATTTGGAGTTACATCTAAATTTCCTAATAATATTTCTAAATTAATATCTCGGATAAATGTAATTATATCACCTTCATCATACCATTCAGGTGATGTCTCTTCATACCATTCAGGTGATGGTGTTCTCATTTTATTGAAGTAATTTAATATTTTTTGGATAGCTTCTGTGGTTACTCTTCTTATTTTGGTCAAAAGGGGTGATTTGCTCATAGTAAATAGTTATCTTTTTATATATAGTTTAATAAAAAATAATTGTTTAAAAAATATGTCTGCGACTAATATTAAAACCAAAGCACCATCTAGCAAAAACTCATTTGCTGTTGTTGCTGAACAAGTAATAAATTACAATCTTAACACACTAGAATTATTAACACAAATGAACTCAGTAATGGTTAGTAATGACGAAAGCGTTGAGGTTGATTTCACCGATAACAATCGAGTAAAAACAACGTATGACATACCATCATGGGGATATTTAACCAATGAAATACAGCGATTAAATAACAATATAAATTCACTTTTTTCTATAAACGAATCAGGTGCAATTATACAAACAGCAGAGAATATTTACAAGAAATTAATATTAGTAGACCTTAATACAGAACCGAACCAAATAGGTAATTTAAACAATATTACTTCTTTTGAAAGTGAAAGAAATCATTTCTTTGATGGATTATTAAACCCAAATTTAAGAGTTAGGATAAATTTAAACAATAAAGTAGAAGATGATGTTCGTAAAGTTTTAGTTCGTAGGTATATTTTAGAACTTGAAAGAGATGAAGATGGTGCGTTAACTAGAAATGGACAAACAGCATTAACAAGCTTTAATCTAAATTTCAGAGGCAAAGCTGATATTAGTATTGATAGTTATACTGAGTGGCATAAAACAACACCAGGTATTTTAAATAGTACAACTCCGTATTTTGACCAACAAGATTTCGGGTTAGAACCGAATCAACTAATTTACGATGGTCAATTTTCTGTATTAGAAATAGAAGAAGATCAATTAAATAGAAAATTATGGTATCATTTAAACACTCTTAATTTTATACTATTAACTGAAAAAAACACATTAAATTCTAGTGTGAGTTTAAGTAAGACATCAAGAACTGCCTATTCTATACCAACACCAACACCATCACTAACTGATTCGGAAATAGCATTCACATTACCTCCCGTGATTAACCCAACGGAAACTAACTCAACAAGAGAATTAGCTGATGGGGATCACTTAATTATAAACCGTGAGAAAACATCTACGGTATATAAAATAATTGAGGTATCTAAAGCAAGCTCTAACCCAAGAGTTAGATTGGAAAGAATCCAAGGACTTGAGGCAATTCCTGTTGGTGAGGGTACTTTAAAAATTTACTCACCAACAGTTAACAATAAAGAAGTTAAAATAACTATCGGATATGGAGAAAGAAATGTGATATTTATGAGACCTGTTAATAGTGAGAATTATTTATTAGCTAAGAATTGGTCATTGGGAACTGCTTTCTTTACAAATGATTTATCACTTACGAGTAGTGATAGTGATAATGGAAAAACAATGGACGAGTATTATGTCGATACTGTTGAAGATTATGGTATGGCTATTAAAGATTTAGTGAAAACTAAAACACCTCTTACGTTAGGAGTGATGCCTAATAAACCAGTATTAATAACTGATAACTTTAAAGTGATTCAGATAAATAAACACTTAACAGATAACAAAGATCAAAAGGCAATCAGTTCGAAATATAAAAAGATGAAAGAATTAAAAACTGAATTATCTCAGTTAGATAATTCAATTAAATCTAAACGAACAGAAATGAGGTTATCTACTTTTAAATCCAAAAACAAAGAGAGAACATTTAGTAATGAATTAAAAAGTTTAATTGGTAAAAAAGAAAGTACTTCTCGTTTATTAAAAACAACAACTGATGAAATAATCACATTAAGTAATAGCCCAAACACTAATCGAAAAGTGAAACCTAAGTACCGTGTTCGTGGATTTTGGGATATGCCTGACACACAATTAGTTCGGGGGTCTCGTCCACAAGAAGTGGTTCAATTTAAAATAGAATATAGGTATCTATCATCTGATGGAAATGAGTCACAAGTTCAAACATTTAAATTGAAAAATTCACAGGGAAAACTTTCTACAAACGCTGCTTTCTCAAATTGGAGTTTATTACTTACTGATAGTAGAACAAGAGTATATGACGTAGACCAAGATATATGGTTATGGGAAATAGAAGATGTTTCAGATGCTGATACTCCTAATATAACTCAAATAGATATTCCTATCCAAAAAAGTGAAAGAGTTGAAATAAGAATTAAATCATTGTCTGAGGTTGGGTGGCCTGAGTTATCTATGGAAAGTAATTGGTCAGAAATAATGGCAGTGGATTTTCCTGAGGATCTATCCTCAATTTTAGGAGAAGATGAGTTCATTTTACTTGAAGCATCAAGAGAAGATACATTAGTGCAACTGAAAAGTGAATTTGATAATATAGACGAACATCTTTCAGATGGAGTTACTATTGGAGATACAGATTATTTCCATAATAGCGATAGTGTATTATCGGGAATTCCCGATGAACATGGTAATCAACAATCACTACTAACATATCTAAAACTTCTAACTGATAAAATATCTTCTTTAGAAGATCAAATTAACAGAACTCGCGGTGTTCTACAAGTATTTATGTATAGAGGTGATGAAGAATTTTCCGTACCTAATGATACTGAGTTACAATTTAATGTAGAGTGTGAAGATTACTTAGATAAGTATGATACATTTGAAAAATCGGCATCAACAAGTGGTAGAGTTTATAGAAATAATATATATACTATCAAAGATTTTTACCTGAAGATAGTTAACGCATCCTCATCTTCACCATTAGGGTTATTAAGTAACAGAACATATGTGAATGATCAAGTTGTTTATTCAAGATCATCACCTCAAACTTTTTGGATTAATGATAGGGATGAATTGTTATATAACACCTCATCAGGTCTTACGAACAATCAATTAGATTATCAATATTTATGGAATGTTAATTTTGATAGTGGTAGCACAAATAAAACAAGTACCTCTATATCAAATAAATTAGCGGAAAATATTGGAAATAATTTCACAACAGACAATTCAAATAGTATCACATCTATATTATCAAGTTCGGAATATAATATTGGTTATAATGAATCTACTATATTAGAATTTGTTGGTAATAACAATTCTTTATTGGATATTAAAAAATGGACAGATATATCACCAAGTGTAAAATCAGCAAGTAAGCTTTTAACATCAGTTCACCCATCAATACAGAATTTGGAAGATTTAGTAGAAAATAATACGGATAAAGTGAAGGGGTTTAAATCTAATCAAGAACTTAGAATTCCCATTAATATCTATTTTAAAATGAATGCACTTGATCCAAATGATGGTACAGGTAAAGATAGTGATTACGTTGATTTAAATAACGCATCATCAACTACAAGACACATCAAAAAAGTTAAATTCTTATTAGAGAATGAAGCTGAAAATAAACCATTTATATTTAGAGTTAAGTTTACAATAAATAGAAATAAAGTAGTGGTACAAAAATTAGGTAAGAATAATAAATTAACAAGTGTTAGTCAATTTAAATATAACTCTTTTAATCAATCTATAATAGCACCAAAATAAAATAATAAAATAATAAAATATATGGAAAGTTTTGGATTATTGCGTACCAACCCCAATTTAACAAGTAATACTAAAGTTGTAGTATCTGATGATTTACTATATTTCGAATCATTCGATAGTTCTGCAACATTGGGGGATAATCGTTATAAGAAAAGAATAATTCATGAAGGGTTATTTTATAATAAAGAATTATCTAAATTTTGGGCGAACACTCCCGTTGATTTAATATTCGAATCTAAAGATTTAAATGACTTTGATATTATGTATAATACATACAATGATCAAATAGATGATATCTATTTGAGTGGTGCATCTAATGTGAAAGATACTGACTATATAGAAGATTTTGAATACTTATCACCATTGCATATATATCCAGGAAATTTACCAAAGGATTTTATAATTTTTAGAGTAGATGGGTCAGGTATGATAGATCTAACTAAGGATAATTTTAGAACTGAGATAATAAATAATATGAAAGTTGTTAATCGCTATGACCTTAGTGCTGAAAGTAAATTAGGTAGATTCTTAGAGTTAAGTTTTAATCAAGAAGAACTACCAACAACAAGTATAGATTTAAATTTCAACTCAGGTGAATTTACTTATTGGAAAGGTGTTGATTATGTCACAGGGGAATATATTAGCAAAGGGAAGTTAATGACAGATGAATTTAAAAAAGAGATGACTTTCACACAAGGTAATGATATATTAACAAGTGGATTTAAAGAGAACGGGTTAATATACCCTTATATTGTGAATTTTAAATTCTTATTTAATGACACACCTGCCACTCCTGATAATTTAAGAAAATGGAGTATTAACCGATATTACGGATTTTATGGTAGTCTTGAGGAAGTTTCTAATACAACACCATATAAAGCACCACAATTAAAAAAAGGGATGAAGCTTAATAGTAATAAAGTATTTATATTAAATGGAGAAACAGTTGACCCATTTGAAAGGGGATATAAAGTAGATAGAACATATTATGTTGAATATCTATCTAAGTTTTATTTAGTTAATAAAATGGAAGATAGTAGCTTTAAGGTAATATCAGATATTACTTTACCACTTGATGTAGATAAAAACTTTAATTTAAATACGATAACATTCGGTGATGATAATGTTATAACATATATTTCAGGAGAGCCATTTACAATTGATTCAACTGCAGATGTTGTACTTATTGAAATAGATGGTAAATATCATAGATTAATCAAAAATGACACTACTTGGAGCGTGTTATCGGATTACCGATTCACCGTATCAAATAATATATTCAAATATTTCACAAACAGAACAAATTTAGATTATACAACAGTTCTTAATTTAAATGATGTGGATGCGAATAACCCACCCACATCATTCAAAATATATCAATATAATTTTAATAGTATTAAAGATTTTGATTTAAATATGGTAGATACTGATTTCTCAAAATTTGAATTTGAATTTGAAGAAGATATTACAAATACAGAAGAGCCAAAATTATATGAAAATGACTTATCCTTTTCTGATAGTGATGTCATTCAAAAGTACCTTTATAAAAATAAAGTCGTTTCTATACCAACAAGTGAATACCTATCAACACAAGAATTATATGAAATAAATGATGATACTCTCCCAAACAAAATGTGGACGAAAAATAGTAAATTAACTAAATGGGGAATCGATGGTAGTTTGAGTAATAACGACTATCCTTACATGTTCAATATAAACCACAAAGCCGATAGTTACAATAGGACAACCGACACATCAGAATTAATTCCTGATAGACAAAGTAGAAATATGGATTACTTCTATACATTATCAAATAGTTCATATAACTTTGGGTACACATCAGAAGTTAAATATCAATCACTATCTATTATAAATGATAATAGTTTCGATATCAGTAAATATTTTAATCATGGAACATATAGTACTAATTATTTTGATGAGGTATTCGGACAGAATCAAACTTATAATGGTTTAATAAAACCAATAAGGAAATATTCTGAACTACTAAAGGGTGATCAAGTTACACCCAACCAAACAGTATTTAAAGGATTAAACATTTCAGTATATGGAGTTGATAGTATATTAACTAACATAGAAAGTGATGTTAAGAATATATCAAGTTTAAATGTGAGGGGAACTGATTATTTCGAAAATTATAAGTTCTCTATAATATTATCCGACCTTAATAAAGATATAGATACGGATTTCTCAACTAATCCACAAAATTCTAAATGGAATCCTATTAAGAATTGGGAAAGAAATACTAATTACTCAACGGGTGATATAGTACTATTCAATGGATTTAATTTCAAAGATAGTAGTGGGAATTTTGGTTTTAATGGATATGGTACAGAAAGTACCACAGGTTCAATTTCACCAACCGCATATACATATCCAAATGGGTCAGTAGAGCTTCTTATAATAAATAATAACACTAATTTAGTTACAACTGTTTCAGCAACTGGTCCAAACAATGGTAGTTCACAATTATATAAATGTACATCAGATACTATTATTATTGATCCTACATTAAACTTAACAGATGATGGTCATTGGGATCTATACCCACTTGGGTATAGATCTATATTTTACACATCTAATACTGATTACACAGCTTGGGATTCTATTTCGGGATCATATAGTTATTTAATAGATAAAACAGGAATTGATTATAACTATCTTAACTTCTTTATGTATTTTAATAATGAGTATTATAAATGTATGAAAGATCAACCATCAGGTAGTGGGATAACTCCTGACTATATAGGTATATCTATTATAAACGGACAACAGGTAGAGTATTGGAAAAAGGTTAACGTATATTTAAGTACCACGAATTACACTGATGATGAAATTGTAACATTAAATGGAAGCTTATATTATTACGATAATACTACACAAAGTATAGATGTTATCCATACGTTTGACCCTGTTGCCAAAACACCATATAACTTAAATGATGTGGTTAATTTTAATGATAATTTATACATTGCAACTCAAAACTCTTCTTTATTAGATAATGGCATAAACATTTACATAAACAAAAAATGGAATAATATTTTAGTACAGATTTATTTTAATGATAACATCACATCATCATATAATGTTAAGAGAGATGATTTATATTGCCCTGAATTACAACAAATAGTTGCTTCTAATTTCATAGAAACAATTAATAATATTACTTTACTAAATGGGTTTATAAATCCATTAAATTATTATGTTATTGAAACTGATGGTAATCATACTAAATACGAAATATCTAATATTGAAGATCTCCCTTATATTTTACAATTAGAAAGCCCAACCGAGATAGAGTTTTACACACATAGTTTAAATTTAAAAACGGTTGATATAAATGAAAGTATTTTAAAAATAAATAAGATGTTAGAAAATAATGAATTGAGTGATATTTCTGAAGTAAATTATTATAATAATAGTTATGTAGCTTATGAATATGAAAGGTTAGATATCTTCGAACAAGATGATAAGACAGATATTTTATATCGTTTCAACGGGTTATACTCTCCTATATTCAATAATATAAATATTTTCGATACAGTAAATGATAATAAATATAATTTCAATGAAAACTTCGAAAATTTTGGAGAAATAAGGGAAATGATTAAATCTAAAGTAGGTGATGAAAATTTACTTAGAATTATAGATGATAGTTATAAATCAATATTCCCCCAAGTAGATGAATTAGGATATTTTATAGATAAGCATAATATATTTAAATCTACATGGGATACTCAATACTATAAAAAAACTAATAAAAATAATACATAATTATGAAAAAAAAAGGAATATCACCCGAATATACTTATGAATCGGTGGCGGGTAGTTTTAATATGCATGAACAACGGTCATTTTTCGGGTCTAAGATGATGTATATAGAAAATGATATTATTTTAGATAAGAGAGATATTGTATATTACCAACAATTAACAGGAGAGCAATTAGATTTAACACAGGAATTAAACTTAGAATCTAACTTATATTCCATATTTCAAGATAAATTAGACAACCAACTATTTGGTTTTGATATAAGTCAATCCGACGATGATAAAAATAGTAAAACTAAATGGGTATTAGAACTTAACCTAAGGCAAATATTAAAGAACTATATATATGCTAATATAAAAAATAATCGTACATTTGAATTAATAGAAAATAAAGACACACAATCGAGATCTGTTAATGAATCCATAAACAAATACATTGATAATAATATAATAGAAAGATACCAATATAAAAGTATCGACTTTTTCATTAAATATATACCTCTTAACGAAAATAATACCAATAGATTTGAAACAAATTATGATTCTAATATAGAATCAGAAGGTAATAAAATTTCAAATATCCGAACTATCTTCACTGAAGATAAATCAATGGTTAGAATATTCTTTACCCAACAAGAAGATAGTAAAGATTACACGTTTGACTATTATTTTAATGTTAGATTTGAAAAAAAATAAATAAGAATAAATGGATTATAATAAATTTGAGAATAATTTAGGTATATTATTAAAATTATTCAATAATAGACCTAACCATTTAACTAAATATTTAATAGATAACGATTGTTTCACACAGAAATTTAAAAATCTGATATTAAAAAGCGATAAATTAAATAATACTTTATTTTCCGAATCTAACGATTTGGATTTTAATAATTACGAAGAAATGCATTCATATTTCGATAAATTAATTAATGAAGTATCTAATGATCAGGTAGAACCCGATCCCGAATTGGTTAAAGAATTAAATAATCAACTATTTAGTTTACTGACCAAAGAGAAATATGAAGATGCTGTTCAGTTAAGAGATTACATGCTTAAACGGAAAATAAGAATTATTATTTAATTTTTTATAAACAAATACAAATAACAATCATATAAGAATAACTTTAAAAAAGAAATATATGGAAACAATAACAAAAATTAATGAAACTAAAAAAACAAAAACTATCGAAGCAACAACAACAGCAGCAGAAATTGGAATAGATCCAATAAAAGTTCCAGATTGGAGCTATTTTGAAGATGATACAATTACCGACTATGGAGAAAATGATATATTCAAATTAACCGTAGAGAATATACAAGTACCAAAACCTGGTCACGTATATGACACGATCTTTATAGGATCAGATGAGACACATTTTTTATTAGATGCAGACTTTAAAGATTTGGTTAGAGTACCAAAAACATCAGAAGAATCTAATTTCTTCATATCTGCTGAGATTGGAGATACTATACGAGCAGTTGTTATGAAAATAACAGACGAAAGAGAATATTCTATTGATGGTAGCGTATCACGAATTCACAGAGAAGAGGCATTTGAAATGTTATCAGATATGAGAGATGATTATTATCTTAATGTAAAGATTGATAAATTAACAGGAGCAGGTTATAACTGCACAGTTATGGTTAACGATTGTGAAATAAAATCTTTCTTACCTCAGATATTAGCAGGTGTGAATAAAATACATGATGATGATAAAGAAGAATTGGTAGGACAAGAATTAGAAATGTGTATCGAATCATATGCAGAAGATAAGGGGACTTGGATAGTTTCTCGTAGAAAGTATCTTAAACAATTAATTCCTGCATACATGGATAACTTAGACACAGAAACTGATTATACTGGTAAAGTAACAGGAACAGCTAAGTTCGGTGTTTTCGTGGAGTTCAATGACTGTTTAACAGGAATGATACATAGAAGTAATTTAACGAATGAGTTAAAAGAATCTTTCGACGATATTAAACAAGGTGATGATATTACCTTTAATGTGAAAGAAATCATTAAAGGTAATAGAATAATTTTAACCCAAGTACACACTACCTCTTTATGGGATACTATATCGATTAACCAAGTGTTAACGGGTACTGTCAAAGAACACAAACCATTTGGTTCATTGATTATCTTAGATCACGAAACATTAGGACTTATTCATAGTTCGGAACAAACTCCCGATGTTAAAGATTTAAAAAGTGGTGATAAATTAGAAGTTAAAGTATTAGCTATTAATAGATCAGAACGTAAGATATACCTTAGGAATACATAATAGCACTACACATAAATATTTTTCAGAAAAAGAGGTTAAATTTTAGTAAATTTAACCTCTTTTATATTTATATATAATTAGTAATTATGAAACCAAATTTGAGTAAAATAAAATTAGTAAAAGGGTTGTGCTCTTTAGTTATATACGAAATAGTGTACAATAAAGGCTTTCTACGTAGACGAAAAGTAGCTAAGCTAAAAATATGGTACACATTATCTAAGATCCATATAATAGAAATATTAGACCACAGGGGATATATTATGGTAGAAAAAAACCCCTTTGATTGTGATTTTAAAGAGGGTGATAAAATATCTGATGTACTTATATGGGCGAATGAAAATAATCTCACAGAAGCCTTTATTCGAATACAAGGTAAGGGTAATAGAACTCGCTAAGAGTTTTGTCTAAGGATATTTAATTCATCTACTGTTAAACTACCCAATCCTGTTTTATTAATCTTATCTAAGATATCATCTATTGATGGAGCAAAAGAATTAGCTATATTGAATTTCTCTGAATCACTGAACATATCATTTTCTTGGTGAGGTACTAATAAATTATTAGAAAATACACTACCATTTACTTCAGTAATATTAATAAAAATATCATTATAGAAACCATCCACCAATTTATTATATAAATACTCCATTTTATTTTTATTTTCATCAACCAAATAAATAGTTAATGCATCTTTTATGAACACGCTTACATTCTTAGTATTAATTAAAATGCCTAAATAACAATCTTTATCATATTGTATCTTAACAAAAGTGTTCTTTCTTTCAATGAATGTGAATGATGAAATATCTGAGTTTATATAAATATCCAATGGTTTATTTAATTTATTATATGTGTCATATCTTAGATATACTACCTTAAATATAGCTAATAAAGCGATTCCTAATAAAATTCCTAATATATAATCCATATACATTATATATAAATATTTATCTATGTTTTCTTAAAAAGAATATATAAAAAGCTGAGCCGACTACTGCTCCTGCTACATGAACTAAATGCCCGATCCCATCTAATATGGGAAAAAATATATTATATATCTCATACACTAACATAAAACCTACCACAACCCCAAGTTTAGCTGGAATTAAACCAAAGATAAATACTTTTTGTTTTGGGATCATAACAGCTAAGGCGGTTATGATCCCAAATATAGCACCACTCGCCCCAAGTGCGGGGAGGGTGGGGGTATCAAATACATGAAATGCAATATTTGCTAAAACCCCTGATACTAAATACATGGTTAGAAATTTATATTTACCAAATTTAATTTCTATAAAAATACCAAAGAAAAATAGTACCAACATATTCATTAATAAATGGACAAAACTACCATGTAAAAAACATGCCGTGAAATACTGAAAAATCCAATGTGATTCTGATGCTACGGGATGTAACATAAATAAGTTAGTAATAAAAGGTGATATAGATTGTAATATAAATATACCTACGTTAATCATAATTAACATATAAGTCAGATAGATAGAACCCCATCTATCTCTTAATTGGAAATTTTTAAACATTATGTGATTTTTTAATGGATTAATTATTCAATGGATTTGATATAATTTAAATACTCTTTATTATGCCAAACCCCAAGATACCCAACTAAGGTATCATTTTGATTTAACAAAGGTATTAATAAAATATAAGATAATTCAGATTCACCATTCTTTTTTCTGAGATCGGTTTTTTGAATACTAATTAAGTTATCTTCATGAAATAAATTTTTATCAGGAAATAACTCAAATATATGTTTCTTATTTATAACCTCATCCACTAAATAACCTGATCGTTTTTCGGCGGTAGTATTAAATTCTGTGATGATTCCTTTTATATCTATGGATATTACCGAACCTGGATAAGCATCTAATATTCTATTTTTTCCTGATATAAAGCACCGTAATTTATCACTAAGTTCTAATTCATGTGTGATATCACTACCAAATAACATAATCATTTGTTCTTCTTCTAAATTAACAGCACCCCATTTTATATATATCACATCCCCACTATTATTTAAAATTCTAATTATAATTTCGTTACTATCATCGTTAGTAACACCTTTACATTTCTTTAACTTTTTAACGTACCTCTTGAAAATCTTCACATCATCGGGATGTATATAATCTACCATATTAGTTCCAACACACTCCGAGGTCGAACATGATAATAAACTTAATAAACACGCATTAGCTCTTATTAAAGTTTTATCATATCCCATAATAACATATGGTAATGGTATTTTATTGAAATATCTAGTTAGTTGGTGTAATTCTTTTTTAATTATTAAATTCTTTGTGATTAATTCTGACTTTAATTGGTCTAATATATTTATCACTCCAGTATCAATTGATTTGGAATTTCGCTTTTTTTTGATATTCAATAATTTTCTCCACATTAGATAATAAGTAATAATCGTCAGTTTTCCTTATATATAAAAAAAATATATACAACATATCATATTTATGTATAGAAAATCCTGAATAGTGATAATAAACTAAGGCCAATTTATTAAATCCATTAATTATATATAATAGTATTAGTTTTCTGAAATGTCTGATCCTAATTTAACTCGGATAGAATCTTCTATCCCACTCTTAATATTATCTATTTCTGATGAAGAAATATCATATTTATTAAAAATTTCTTCTTGGCTATCAACAAGGTTTTGAATTTGAGTAGCGTCCGTACTACCCGAGTCCATAGTTTGTAGGATATCATCAATTGATTCTGTGATTTCTTGATAAGCTAAATAAGCTTGATATCTATGTAATTTCATGTTATGTTAGTTATAATTTTTTAACTTATTCTATATATTAAGTAAAATAATACAAAATATCATTTTTTTTTCATTATATTTGTCAAATGGGAAAACAATATAACATAAGAGCACCTCACGGAATTACATCAAAGTTAATGGCGGTTAAAGCAATAAAAAGGTTAACAGAGCTAGGCTTAAAAGAGGCTAAGTCTAAAATTGATGATCTACTAGAAGGTGATATACACGTAATGGTAGAATTTAATACGAGTGATCTATCCGAGAATGAGATTAAAGAAATGGTTGGAGAAGCACAGGCAGCAGGTGTTGTATTTAGTAATGATAGAGAGAGAAATTTAAATATAGCATTAACATTATTCAAAGTAATAGTACCAACTGCAAGAACTCTATATAGAGTTATTACGGGAACATATGAAGTATTAGATAATAATGTCTTGAAATTAAATATAAAAGAGGGCACTAAAGAAGATATCACCGAATCACTTATAGTGGATGAGGAACTAAATAATATGGTTATTGTACTACCATTTACAAATTGCATACTTGAAGAAAATATATAAATTATGAATAACATGACAGATATAAAAAAAACAACACCGACAGTAGAAGGAGCGGGGTATGTTATCAAAACAAATAAAGGAACTAGCTATATCGCAGAATATGTGGATGGTATATTTTTTGTGGGGCAAGCACAACATGAGCGTCAAATAGGATGGGAAAGTTCTGATACTAAAGAAGAAGTTGTAATGACTTGGAAATATGTTCATGATCATAATTAAATTAATAAATAAACTTTTTGAAATAAATTAATATAAATAGTCAAATAAATAAACAATTAAAATTATGAAATTATGAAAAAATTAGTATTAACACTTACAATCGTATTATTATCATTGACTGCATTTAGTCAATCAACCGAAGCTGAACCTCACATGAGGTTAGTAGACACAAAAGATTTACCCATTGGTGAAAGCTTTATTGTACTCCCATTAGATGGAACAGTTGCGTTCGCAGGAATCATCAGTGATGAAACTATTCAACACATGCCTACCAACACACCTTTTATTTTAAAAGTAACAGGTCGGGATTCAATTAAATTCAATGTATATGACAATAAATCAGTTGAAAAATAATAATAAAAAATCTCTCAGAATTTAAATTCTGAGAGATTTTTTTATTACACAATTATGGAAAAATTTAAAGACTTTACTAAAGCACTGTTGTTATCTATTTTAGTATGTGCTGCTATTATATGTGTTTCATATTTAATATCAAGATAATAAATGTTACTAAAAGACCTTACTAAAGAACAGTGTATTGAAATTGTTAAAATCATATACAGTGATGGAGCAGAAAGTGGTTTATCGGAATTAACAGTTAGATACCAACCATATGATTGGAAAATGTATGAAGATGCTCGTGAATTATGGGTGATAGAATTTAAAGCTAACCTTTTCGCGGATCATATACATAATTCAATGGTTGAGATAGATAGTAAACTGAATTGTTGGTTCTCATATATACCAAAAACAGGATCGGGTGGTAGAGCATCTTTACCAACATATAATCAGTATTTCTTACAAAAAAAATTCAGAGAGTGGGGTATATATCCTAATATCGTTGAGCAACGAGAAGGTGAAATAGATAAAATATTATAATGGTTTTGTTAAATCGGTTAGAAGTTCTTTACCAATACTACCTCTTTCTGATTCAGGTTTCCATGTAACTATATACCACATAAATCCCTTATAACTATAGATATTAACTAAACCTGCATCTTCTATCTCATCATATCCATCTACGGTATAATCATTAACCCAATTACCTTTTTTTTCTATTTCTTCCATAGTAACAGTTGGTTTACCATCATTATAATAATGGAATTCTTCTTTAATATATTCGTTAAAATCTTTAATATTCTTCATACTGTTATATATTATTTTTTTTATACCAATAATTTCACATATCTTTGTGTTATTAATTAAACTAAGGTTATGAAAACTAAATTTACATTAAAAAGAGTATTAATAGATAATATAATATTCATAATATTATTCGGAGTTATGGCTATATGGGGAGATATCGAAAGGTGGGACGTGTTTTTACCAATATACTTTAGTGTGGTATTATTAACATGGGTAGTTTACTTTGTAGAGAATCGAAAAACTAGCTAATTATGACACGCAATAAACTAATAATAAGAGTAGCTCATTTCTTCGGATTAATGAAAGACAGTTTTCATATCGATGATGTTAAAATGCACATACCAAGTGAATATAATAAAAATCCTCTTGGGGATGATCCAATAGTCATTGCTGATATAAAAAAACAAATTCAAAACAAATTCAAATATAATAAAAAGTTCGAAAAAACATGTCACAAAGCTCATCAAGTATGGATTGTTTTACCAAGTAATGAAATGAAAATGTTACGATACAAAGAGGGAACTCTGTTCTATCCTTGTGCTACTGATGATGCAATATGGAAAAGAAATGAGGTAATTAATGATGTATTAAATTAATATGATGCGAAATTTTACTTTATACTTAAAAACAGTTCCATACATATTTATCAACTATTGTATAGTTTTCAAAAATTATACAGTTAGAATAGTATATGTTAGTGAGATAAGATCCGATCTTTCATTATTAGAATTAAAATTATAAATATGATAGAATTTCTTAAAAAAATGTGGTATAAATACTTCGTGGATCTTGAAATAAAAGATGATACGATGGAGAAACAAATTAACATTGATATCCTATTCGATGTTGGTAATTTCAATAAGTGGTTTAATTCTGATGACAATGGATCATATGCCAATCCTGGTATATTCCTCAGATTAGATAAATTATCAAGTGATATGATATATGATTATCTTAAATACTGTTATGTCACAGATGTTGAACATAAAATGGGTGGTGAGTATCGAATGCAATTTATCAAGTTTTATGAAGATATATGTAAAGATTGGAATGAAAGGTAAATAATAAATAATATTAATATGAACGAAGCACAGAAATATTTACTCAAAAACAACCTAGATGATGTCGTTTTAAACGCTATGGATTATCCTGAAAATACTCCCCAAAATACAAAAAAATGGATCTACCTAAGTGATATGTTAATGAAATTCAAATATCACAAAAAGGTATGAAAGATTGGAATGAAAAGGATTTATTAAAAGATCTATTAGATGAATTAGGTTTTAAAGTACTTAAAGATGATGGACAGTACGGTAAAGCTATTGATAAAAGAACCAATGGAATGACTGTATTACATTGGAACAGAGAAGGAAACTCTATCACATATTTTGGAGATAAACTTGAAGATAATATGGTCTTTACTATAGGAAAGGATGGTGGTACACGCTATGCATTTAATGGATATGTGTATAATGAAGAAGATCTCAGGAAAGTATTAAGCTTAACATGGTAAAATAGATATGGAACATTTATTAAAATTATTTACTATTATCGAAAATGAAAATGGTGGTGGAAATATCACAATATCATATAAAAACCTACATGTCGAATTTACACAAGATTTAAATCGAACGGGTGGTAACTATAAAGCAACTTATCCAAAGGATGTTTTGTATAGAATGAAACCTTGGTATACCGATAGTTGGGGGTGGCTCTATACAGAAAAATCATTAAAGGAACATAAGGATTCTGACACTGTATATTCACATTCAATTGTAGAATTGATTGATTATATTCATTTTTGTACTACAATTGAATATACACAAAAACACACTGTTCAAATTTCTTGTGATAGTTTATATTGGATATTCCACGATATCACACATGCCTTATATGACGTTAAAACATCACCTCATGACGAAGCTAAATTTAAACATTTTGCAAGTGGGAGAGAAGAAGCACGTAGGATACAATTATCGAGAGATATTATGATCGGGTTGGGCTTATATTTCGATGAAAAGTGGTTTGATGATGCCGCATTGAAATATTTAATAGAAAATAAAAAAAAATTACATCGAACCAAAATGGTGAGCAGACACCAAGATATTTCTGAGGATGAATGGCAAAAATTAGCTTGGGGTTTTTAAAAATTTAAATATATTAATTATGGCAATTACAAATATCGATTACGATGAACCAAACACAAAAACATATAAAAGTGTTGGCTTCTCATTTAATGAAAATGGAGTGACAAAGAGTAAAGTATTCAACTCAGGTAATTTTATCAAAGATTGGTTTGATCATAATAAATTCATTGCTCACTTAGATGAAGAACAGTTCGCGTTTATGAACTCTTCATCAGTTGATCATTTTATTATGGATGGAGCACCATTTGATTCTATGTATTTAGAAATGATTGATGGAAAAGCATCTTTAACAAAAAAAGGTGATGGAGTGGAGTTTTTCGTTAGTGAAGGAACTACACCAACTTGGGATGAATTAAAGGAATTTTGTAAAGATTAAATAAATATGGAAAATATATTAATAGTGACGAGTAATAAAGATGATTTAGGATCATCATTATCATTTGTGAAAGATATTACAGATATTACAGATAGTGTTCTTAGAGAAATGATACGTAATTGCATCAATGGAACTAATTGGAATAGAGGTGATATGTGGACAAATGATAATATGTGTGGGAGTGATGGTGGGTACATATTTGGTGACTATCCTTTACTCACTACAAATTTACCAATTAAAGTAGAACACATCGTAAATTACGTATGTTAAAAAAGAAAAAGAATTATTAGGTAGTTAAATAAATAATTACTATATTTACAATCTATTAAATAAGTTCTTTGTTTTATAATAAACAATAATAAGACCTACATCGTGGGTATGACTAAGTTACTTATTATACACTGTATCAGTTATCAGTCGAGTTTATTATAAGTGTATCAAGTTATTAAGGCAAGTCGGAATATGTTTGTTCATCAGACTCCCGACACTTTAATATCTTATTATTCCATAACTGAATTTGGACAAAGAACTTATTTTTAATAAAAAGACTAAACAAAGAATAAAAATTTTATATATAACACTATGACAACAACTAATAACATAATAGCGATAGCGATAGCGATATTATCCCTCAGACTCCGAACAGGTATTTGATAGTTATTCTATTGTCAAAAAAACCCACTTCGGAAATCCGAAGTGGGTTTTTTGTTTTATAAGGTCTAGTATCGCCTCTGGCTCATAACCAGTAGAAAGCGTAGCAGGTTACAC